CAACTAACATTAGCACTGGTGTACTTAACGCAAATTTGATAAATCTTAATGGTAGTACGCTTGGAGTTACCTCTAATGGTTTAAATATTGCTAGTGGTGGAGTGAGCATAGCTGAGATTGGAACAAGGGCGGTTGGTTCTATGGTTGTTAATGGAGCTTCTGGTTCTAGTAGTTTTGGAGATGGTAGAAGTGGGGATAATTTTGCCAATATAATTACTGCCACCTTCACAACTGCTGAAGCAGGCGATTATCAGATTGTTGCAAATTGTATGGTAGGTGGAACATTTAATGTTCCAACAAAATTGGAATCTAGGATTCTTGTTGGCTCTACAGTAATTGCTGATTACGAATCACCATCTGGCGGAGCAGCAATTCAACCAATTATTCTTGGCGGTAAAATAAGTTTATCTGCCAACACTACATATACTGCTGCTATGCAAGCACAGGTGATTGCAGACAGCACAACGCCAGATATAGTTGGCTTTAGCACCAGAATCACAGCATTAAAACTGAACAAACAATAATGACAGCAATATACGCACCAACGCCAGAAAATCCTTTAACAACTACTCAAAAGATTAGGAATAAAAGATTATTTATATTAAAAGATTGTGATTGGACAGTTGGCATTGACAGTCCCTTTTCAGATGCAAAGAAAGCAGAATGGTCTACATATAGACAGGCTTTGAGAGACCTTCCATCACAATACACAGATTCTGATAATTTTGATGATGTAGTGTTTCCAACTCAACCAGATTAAATATACAATAGGACAGAGGTAAATTAATGGCACAACACGATTACAACCTAGCCAACCAAAGTGGAGCTGACTTCAGAGCTGATTTAAACAATGCTCTAGCAGCTATAGCTACAGTTAATTCAGGGGCTACCGAGCCTTCAACTACTTTTGCTCATCAGTTATGGGTAGATACAGCAAACAACGTATTAAAAATAAGAAATGCTGCTGATAATGACTGGATTACTTTTGGCGTAAGCATTAGCTCATCTAATGTTTTAACAGGCAATTTAACAGGTGATGTAACAGGGAACTTAACAGGCAATGTTACTGGTAATGTTACTGGAGACCTAACAGGCAATGCTGATACAGCAACCACATTAGAAACAGCAAGAACCATATCTCTATCAGGAGATGTTGTTGGTTCGGTTTCTTTTAATGGTAGTGCTAATGTAGATATATCTACAGTTGTTCAAATCAACTCTATTACTCTTGGAACTGATACCACTGGCGATTATGTTGAGAGCATATCTGGTGGCACTGGCGTAACAATTACAGGTGGAACAGGTGAAAGCTCTACACCAGTTGTTGCTATTGGTCAGGCTGTTTCTGTAACAAGTGATGTTACTTTTAACACCATTACAGCAAGCAATGAGTTTATAGGTGATTTAGAGGGTGGAATTAGGTTTAATGCTAAAGCTGATGGTGCTTTATCTGCTGGAGATGTGGTTTATATATCTGGGGTTTCTGGAGATGTGCCAACAGTAGCCCAAGCAAAAGCTGATGATGCATCTAAGATGCCTGCTTTTGGATTGGCTTTATCTGATGCAAATGATAATGCTGCTTTGCAGGTTGTAACTTTTGGAACAATAGAGAATTTAGATACTTCTGGAGTTTCAGAAGGTCAGATTCTATATGTATCTACAACAGCAGGAGCTTATACAACAACAGTACCAACAGGCGAAAGCTCACAAATACAAAACATTGGTAAGGTTATTAGAAGCCATGCTTCTGCTGGATCAATTAAAGTAGGTGGTGCTGGCAGATCAAATGCAACGCCTAACCTTAACAATGGCAAAATATTTATAGGCAATGGTTCTAATCAATCATCAACATCAACATTAGATACTTCTATTGTTCCAGAGAACACTAATCTCTACTGGACTACAGCTAGGGGCGAATCTATGTTTGATACTAGATTGGCTACCAAAGACACTGGAGATTTAGCAGAGGGCTCTAACCTTTATTACACCACTGCAAGAGTTAATTCAGACTTTGATACTAGACTTGCAACCAAGTCTACAACTAATTTAGCAGAGGGAACTAATCTTTATTATACAGATGCTAGATTTGATACAAGACTTGCCACTAAAGATACTGATGATTTAACAGAGGGCTCTAACCTTTACTATACACAGGCTAGATTTGATTCTGCTTTTGGCAATAAGACAACCAACGATTTAACAGAAAACACTAATTTATATTACACAGATGCTAGAGTTAATTCTGCTATTGATACCAGAGTAGATAAATCATTTATTGATGCTTTAGGCGTTATAGCTGGCAGCGTTCAAGCTAATAGCGTTGCTTTAGGAACAGATACTACAGGAAATTATATTCAAACCATTGCTGGAACTGCTAACAAGATTACAGTTTCAGGCTCAGGCAGTGAATCTGCTGATATTACAATTACTTTGCCAGATGATGTGCAAATAGCAGATAGCTTAACAGTCGCAGGAAATTTAACTGTTAATGGAACACTAACATCATTAGACACCACAAATTTAGACATAGAAGATAACCTGTTCCAGCTTAATGCAGGACTTACAGGTAGCCCAGTAAATGATTCTGGTATGTTGATTAACAGGGGTAATCAAGATAATGGCATCTTTATGTGGGATGAGTCTGCTGACAAATTTACACTAGGTCTTACTACAGCCGATGGCTCAGGCACAGGAAACATCACACTTGCTTCTCTCGGTACTTTGGTTGCTAACATTGAAGGCAATGTTACTGGCAATCTTACTGGTACAGTTTCAAGTTTATCTAATCATGATACTGATGATTTGGCTGAAGGAACTAATCTTTATTACACAGATGCAAGATCAGATGCTAGAGTTAATCTACAAACAGGATCAAACCTAGACCTAAGCTCTAAATCAACATCAGACCTATCAGAAGGAACTAACGAATATTTCACCACAGCAAGAGCAAGAAGCTCTATCTCTGCAACTGGTGATTTAAGTTATAACAGCTCAACTGGTGTGATTAGCTTTACAGCATCAGCATCACCAGTAACAAGTGTTAATACATTAACTGGTGCTGTGGTTTTAACTACTGCCAATATCAGCGAAAACACTAATCTTTATTATACAGACGCTAGATTCGATACTAGATTAGCTACAAAAGACACAGATGATCTTAGCGAAGGCACAACCAATTTATATTACACAAGTGCAAGGTTTGACTCTGCTTTTTCTGGTAAATCTACAACTAATTTATCAGAGGGAACTAACCTCTACTACACAGATGCAAGATCAGATGCCAGAGTTAATTTGCAAACTGGTTCTAATTTAGACTTAAGCTCTAAATCAACCAGCGATTTAACTGAAGGCACTAATCTTTATTACACCGATGCTAGATTCGATACTAGATTAGCTACAAAAGATACAGATGATGTCTCAGAGGGTACAACTAATTTATATTACACAGACACCAGAGCTAACTCAGCAATAGATACAAGAGTAGATAAATCATTTGTTGATGCTTTAAACGTAGTTGCTGCATCTGCTACAGGCAATGCAGGAACGGCTACAGCTTTAGCTACAAGCAGAGACTTCAGTATTTCTGGAGACATAACAGCATCGGCAGTTGGTTTTGATGGCACAGGCAACGTAGCTTTATCAGCAGCAATAGATGCAAACACAGTTGGCATCACTGAAATTGATGTAACTGATGGCACAAATGGTCAGGCTTTAGTTACTGATGGAGCTGGGAACTTATCTTTCAGCACAGTGGCAGTTGACCAAACATTAACAATTATTGGCAGAAGTGCTAACATAGACATAGCTATAACCAGTGGCACTCTTGTTGTTCAAGGTAGGGCTGGAAATATTAACATCGGAGTATAAAAACAAATGGCAGAAAGATTTCCCTTAATAGTAGACTCATCAGGAACACCTGCAATCAAAGAGATTGTAAGTGGCGATGTTCTTGATTTAACTGGCTCAACAATAAAAGCAATATCAGTTGATGGAGCTAGCACCTTTACTGGTGTGGCAACTGCATCAACTTCAGCAAAAATTACTCAAGTTGCAATTACCTCAAGCTCTAACGCAGTAGCTTGGGATTCAGCAGCAGCAGCAAATGCTTATCATGTAACCACAGAGAACACGACTTTTTCAGCACCAAGTAATGCTGTAGAAGGTGCAATTATTTCAGTAGAACTAGCACAAGGTGGATCAGTTTACACAGTAGCTTGGAACACAGTGTTTGAATTCGCTGCAAGTACAGCACCCACAGTTACAGCAACAGCAAACAAAACAGACATCTTCTCATTCAGATACAACGGCTCAGTCT